ATAAGCCAGCCACTAAAGTTTTCTTTACGATTACTTTTATCCTTTGCCACCGACAGTATGTAATACAAGTCTTTGGTAGGAATGTGTGCCAACATGATGGCGAAAGATTTTGTTGTTCTAGTTTTAAGATGTATTGGAGTTTTTTTAAACTCTGCAATCTTATCAGTAGAATTCTTAAATCTGTTTTCTTTTAACCATTTTATATATCGCTTCCAATTTTCAACTTTGGTCGATTCTCTATAAATGGGATATATTTGTGAAAGTACATCAACTCTCTCTGACTTTATATTTACTCTTAATTTTTGCTCTTGCTTGAACTTATCCTCATCTTCTTTAGTCCAATTTTTAGCAAATGTTTTTTCTAAAAGTTCTCCAATTGAAGGCATGTCATAAGTATATACCTTTAAATAAAAATGTCAAACTTAAACTGTGGATAACTTTTTAACATCTATATTATAACATGGTTCTTAAAAATGTCAAAGTTACAAAATACGAGTAATCTTAAAAGGACTTCTAGTTATAACATACCTTTCATCAACATCTAATTGCTTTAGTTTAAAAATTGATTTATCTCTAGGAGAAAATCGGTCAAGTTCAATTGCACATTTCCTGTCTCCAATAGTATAAACTATATCAACTCTACCAGTTCGTCCATCATATCTATCTGGCACAAAAACTTCTTGTTGTATTTTTCCAATTTTAAAATAAGAACAAACTAAATCACTAAACTCTTTAGCATTAAACTCTGTGTAGTCTTTACCTATTAATTTATTTAACTCGTTTAACATAGTATTAATTATTTTCTCGTTAAGTTTGAGGTTTTTGATACAGTTCCCCTACCCTGCTAACAACTTGTTAAGCAAAAGTAGGGTTACTACAAATTCCATTTCTCGTTTAAGAATCGGCTTTTGAGTAACGGTTACAGGTTTATTTTAAAGTCGCTCCTGTTAAATTCCCCAGCGACTTCCAGTATCATACACCCTATTTAAAAAATGTCAAAGCTCAAAACTGTGGAAAACTAGTTACAACATAAATTTCCAATTTTGTCTAGTGAGTTATCCCCACATTAAGCTTGACTTTCTACCCCCACAGTGTATACTAGGACTATGAGTAAACCAAAAGAGTATAAGTTTAGTACATTAGAAGAAATATTATTAGTAATAAATAGAAAGAATGTAGATGTTTTTCTTAATGATTTTAGACAGTGGATTTGTTTTAAAATTGCACTCGAAGAAACAAAAAGTGCGTTGGGTGATAAGGTGAAGATTGATTCCAAACCAATCTTGCATTGGATAGATGATGGGAAAAACGAAGCACATTATAAATTTGAGTTTCCAACAAAATAATTATGGCAAAAATAGATGAAATAGTAGACGGTTTGATTGACAGTAAACTCCAAGAGCAAGCTAAGGGAGCAGCAGCTAGAATAGAAAAAGCTGTTCAAGAAGACTTTATTAAAAAATTAAATAAAGAATTTGGAGCAACTAAGAAAGTAAAAATTACTTTAAATGGTAAAAACATGGGTGATGCAAAAGGATTAACCCACAAAACATTTGAAAAAATTATCAGATATATTGCGGCTAACATATCAGTTATATTAGTTGGGCCGGCAGGGTCAGGGAAAACACAAGTTGCAGTACAATGTGCAGAAGTTCTTAAAAGAAAGCATTACTCAATTTCTGTAAACGAACATACTTCAAAGACTGACTTTATGGGTTACATGGATGCAAATGGTAAACTTGTGGTCACAAACTTTAGAAAGGCATTCGAGGAAGGTGGTGTGTTTATTATTGACGAAATAGATGCTGCAAATCCAAATATTCTGACAATCATTAACTCTGCACTATCCAATGGATTCTGTCCTTTCCCAGATGGTATGGTAGAACGACATGCAGACTTTATGTGTATTTGTACAGCTAACACTTTCGGTGAAGGTGAATCAGCTCACTACATTGGTCGTAATGCACTTGATGCAGCAACACGTGACCGTTTTGCAACACTTCACGTAGACTATGATGAAAATATTGAAAAGTTCTTAAATGATGGAAATGTTTACCACATGGCATCTGAGATAAGAAAGTATTTCAAAGATAATAAAGTAGATTTCGTTGTGTCAACTAGAGGAATGCTTCGTTTGACACAGCTTACAAGAATTGAGGATTATAAAATTACCAAAGAGGATGTCAAAAATTGTTTAAATCTTCACACAACCGTAAACTCAGCGATTGATGCCATAATAGCTAAATATACTTAAAATGGATAAAGACCAAATATTAAAATCTTATAAGGAAGCAGATTACACCGGCGACCCAAAGTTACTCACAGGCACAGAAATGGTATACAAATACCGTGACCCAATTCACTTTATAGAAGTAATCAATGAGGTTCACACCAAAGGTTTAAGAAAAGCTAATCAGTCCTCATCCATAAAACAAGACAATGGTTGGGACAAAGGATGGCATGGTTCTCCTAATCTCGAATCTGCAATTGAAAAGTTTCGTACTGCTGAATTTGACAAGAATGATTCTAAAAAGATGAACCAACTTATTGTACAAATGCGACAAGGTGTTAAGTATGTAGATGTTGGAGACGACATATCAATTCCTGAGTTTCTTGGAGGTTCACGTGAACACTGGATAGAATTTGAAGACCGTGACCGCAAAAAACAACCAGTAATGAAGACTCCTATTTTTATTAATCTTTCAGCAGCTGCAAGAGAAAATGAATCTGATATGAGCCGAGCAGCATTACAGATTATCAAAAAACTATATGAAGCACAAGTGAAAGCACCAAAGATAGTTATTTGCTATTTTAGTGATATGGGTGATACTGGGAAGCTAAATATATTTATTGAAATGCCATACTTTGACTTCAATTCACTAAAAAGGTTTAGTTTTGCCTCAACATTCAGAAGAATTGCTTTTGTTAATTACGAATTAGTTAAAGACTTACCTTGGGCATATGGATATCCATTCCAGCTTCCTTTTCCTGAAACACTACGTGATATAATAAGTGTAGACAAATTTACACTTATGAGTAACAAAGAAATAGATACAAATATGGACACAATTATTAGTAACACATTTAAAAAGAAATGAAAGATACAATAATAAAATGGAATAAGCAAGAAGTTGCACCAGTAATAGGTAAAAGTAGAATGTTTCTAACATTAGTAAAGACAATACGAAATAATGAAATAACAACTAAGATAGATAAAAATTATTTCAATTGGGTTACTGGTACCTGGAGTTTAAGTGGTGATGAAATATTAGTAGCATGGGCAGAAATGCCTGAATTTGAAGAATAATTATGAATGAAACATTAGAAGAAGAAACTAACGAGCCATGGCAAGACCGTCCTGAGTATGATGCGGACGGTGAGCCGAATGAGTAATATGAAGTATCAAAAATACTTATTCACAACTAAAAATGGCGTACCAGTTAGATTTTACTTTGAGTGGTATACCAGAGATGTTGGGTGTCCGTGTTATAACAATAACTGTAACTGTTCACCAAGGTATAAAGAATTCTGTTTCGCACTGTGTGTAACTTACAAAAGAGACAAGCCGTTTGGAGGGTATAAATTTATTAGAAATTATTTTGGAATAATAATATAATGGAAACACATTTTAGAGCAATAACAAAAGGAAAGGATAAGCAATGGGTGTACGGTTACTATGAAGAATTAACTATCCCTATTGGAACTAGACAGGCATTTATCCACTCGTTTGCAGACTGGAGTTTGAACATGAGACACTCAGTAGATGCTAGAACAGTAGGACAATACACTGGATTCAGAGATAAAAATGGTAAAAAAATCTACAGTGGAGATATTGTAAAAACATTAGGCAAGATATCAGTGGTGAAATTTATGCACGGTGCTTTTATTATTGGTTATCATGGTGGTTCATCAACAGCAATCAGACCACAACTAATACAAAATAATGCAACTAACATAGCTAATAGGGTCGAAGTATTAGGAAATATTTGGGAGAATCCTGGACTATTATGTACAAAATAAGACAAATTTCAACAGGTCTGTATCAAACTGGAGGCAGAGATAACTGGACTAAGCATGGAAAGTCATGGGCTGCTACTGGACACTTAAGGTTACACCTTGCTCATGTTAGAAGTGAGTATAGTTGGTATGATAATAATTGGAAAGCAAAGCTTGCAAAAGAAATAGAAGACTGGGAGGTGATTGAGTTTACCATGGAATCAGGAATTGTCAAGAGATGGAAGGTACTTGACTTTTATCCAGCAATGTTGCAGAAACCATAGTTATCCACACCAAAACTTTGACAAATTAAATGAATAGTATATACTAGACACAGTTCTTTAATATGTTAAGTTCTGGGTGGATGAATAATCTCTTGAGAGGGGATAAATCTCGGTGAAAGGAAGTGGGCTTCCAAGTAGTCGGAATACAGGAAAATGATTAAACTCAAATGTATCTCAACAAAGTGGCTGTGGAATCAGCCAGTATCACAAATGGGGCATAACTGCTTAATTGCAATTGGGTGGTGTGCTGCTTGATACTTACGACAAGTGCCCTCTGTGGGTGGGCAGTCGAGGCTGGAGCAAGGTAGGTTACTTGCCGAGGTCGCAAAAATTAAAGCCAATAAACCATAACTGTATTGCGGTAAACCATAACACCGCCCCAGAACTTAGAATATTAATTAACAAAAAACATGAAAAAAGAACTACGGGTTCCACCACAAAGTATAAGTTCGGAGGAAGCTGTCTTAGGCTCCATCATGCTCCGAAAGGAAGGCATGGAAGAAGTTGAAGACATAGTTACTCCAGAATCGTTTTATGTTGAAAAAAACAAAATAATCTTCCAGGCTATGCTTGACCTGCACGCAAAGAATGAACCTATTGATATGATTTCTTTGTCTACTAAGCTAACTGAGAAGAAGCTTATTGATTCAGTTGGTGGTAATCGTTACCTTGCAGAAATGACTCAGAAGGTGCCATCATCAACTAACATTAAGCACTATGCTGAAATAATGCAAAAGAAGTTTGTACTCCGTAAACTAATAGAAGCATCTGATTATGTATCTGAGTTAGCCTTCAACGAAGGTGACGACAAGATAGAAGACATACTTGACATAGCTGAGAAAAAGATGTTTAGTGTGGTAGCATCACCAAGTGCAAGTAAGTTTGTAACACTGCACGATGCTATCCCAGAAGCGATGGCAAGACTCGCAAGCATGAGAAACAATGATGGCAAAGCTCGTGGGCTTGAAACAGGATTCAGAGATTTTGACAAAATAACATCTGGTCTGCAAAAGGCTGACTTGATTATATTGGCTGCCAGACCATCCATGGGTAAGACTACACTTGCATTGGACATTGCACGTAATGCAGCAAATAAAGAAAAGTCTGTGCTTGTATTCTCACTTGAAATGTCATCACAGCAACTAGTTGATATAATGATATGTGCGGAGGCTAAAGTAAACGCCTGGGCTTACAGAACAGGACATCTATCCGATAATGACAATGCAAAGGTTCAATATGCCGCACAGAAACTTGCCAACTCAAAAGTATACATAGATGACGAAGCTGGTAATTCTATTGTTAAAATGAAGGCTATGGCTCGCAGAATAAAAGCAGAGAAAGGACTTGACTTAATCGTGGTAGACTATCTGCAATTAATGAGCACATCCAAGAAGTATGACTCCATGGTAAATCAGGTCACTGAAATATCTCGGTCGCTTAAATCGCTCGCAAAAGAACTCGATGTACCCGTACTAGCATTGTCCCAATTATCCCGTGCTGTAGAACAACGTGGAGGCAAACCAAAGCTATCTGACTTAAGAGACTCTGGTTCCATTGAACAGGACGCAGACCTTGTAATGTTTATCCACAGAGAAGACAAAGGTAAGGATGAAGCACTAAAGACCAACATTGCTGAGATACTTATTGAAAAACACCGCAATGGCCCAACTGGTAAAGTAGATTTATATTTCGAAGAAAAAAGTCGAACATTTATTAATTTAGAAAAAGGGATGAGTGAATTAGATAGCTTATTCCCAGACGAAAAGTGAAAATCCCAAACAAACTAAAGATTGGTGGCCACATGTTTAAAGTAGTTCTATCCGATATTGGTAAACGCAAGAATACTCTAGGAGAGTGTGACACTACTGAAAACATAATCACAATAGATAAAGATGCTTGTCAAACACAACAAGAAGCAACCCTCATACATGAGATTTTCCATGCATTAAACACAACATTGGATGGTAGTCAAGACGGCCACAGAATCCTAGACTCGCTATCAGAACAATTTTATCAGGTTCTTAAGGAAAATAAACTTCTCAATGAAACAAAATAAAAAAGCAATCTGCTCTGTTATATCATTACTCATGGGAATAAGTGTTGCTCTTGAAGAACACTCTTTAGGATTAGGAGTTATAGCACTTATGACAACACTAACAGCCACTCTGATGGTGGCCGTAATCAACGAAACATATGAATGAAACAACTAAAATAATAAATACAATTATTGCCAAGCAAAAGAAATGTCGTCAGGAACAAGACTTTCTTGGTATCATGCTGAACGGTGAGGCTTTACTTGAATACTTGCCGGCAATGATTGACTATTCTGTAGACCAAGAATCATTATACCGAAAGTATGAGGCAGAGTTGACAAGTGGTGTAAAAGATGGTAAAGCTACAACATCATCATACTGTGAAACACAAGCCAAGGCTTCTGACTTTTACAAGGAATGGCAACGCACCAAGCAATTCATAGAGTTAATCTACGAAATGGTTCAAATGTCAAAAGCCCTTGCTAAAGGTGTTAGCAAAGACTTCAACACTGCCTAGAGATAAGCTTCTTCGTAATCTACATCATTGTTCATTATACTGTCACAGCTCACACACACATTAGAACCTTTTGTGACCTCACCACAGTATATGCACAATCCAGCTGCTTTCTCACCAAGCTCACCTTCTGAAAAGATTGCCCACTCGTTAGGATAGGCACGCTTTAGGTCTGCTAAAGTCATTTCTGTTTTTGGTGTTTTACCCACACCGTTTAAGAAATTAGTAAAATTTTTAAACACTTTTGTTTCGCTCATAAAATTCAGGATGTATTATTAAATGTAGAGACTATCTACTCATCCATATAGACATTATAATCTGCTGGAAAAGTTTGTCAAGTAAAATATGTGGATAACTTTTGACCCTTTTGTAATCTGCTGAAAAAACAACTTTGTTATTTTTAAGACCTATGTTATACTATCGAAAGTTGAACAGGAAAATTTAAAAAATGTGTCCTTGCTACCAACGCAAAGAGTCCACCTTTACAAGTGGGCTTTTTTGTTGTGTAATTTTAGATACTTGACTAGTTAAATTTATTGTATCCTGGTTAGTTATCCACAGGCTGGGGGCTTGCATTAAAAACTGGCAAGCGTAAAATATTAATAGAGGTCGGTTATTAAAAATAATTAATCAAAAACAAATGAGCAAAAATAACAAAATGTGTGATTTAGTGAACTGTAGAGGTTGTTTATATCAGACTAAAGAAAAAGCAACGTTTTTTGATAAGAATATGCTATATAGTATCTTAATGGGTGCATGTGTAGCAGTGGCATTATATGCTTATCTTATCCAAGTATTATAAAATTAATAACTAAAACTATGGAGGATTTAATAAGTGAAGAATGGGAAGCAATTATGTATCACGTCAATTATGACATTGAAACAATAGATAACAATATGACATGGATAGAATTAGACATGCAAAGAGAAGTTAGTATATCGGCATTATTAAAGTTAAACAAAGCTATTAAAAAACATGAAAATAACAGATAATTTTGGAGTAAAAAACCAGTATGTGTTGAGTGAACCAGGTAACGGGGCAAATGGAAACTTTTTAAAAAAAGAAATTTTTCAAAGCTATGACTCAAACATAGTAGAGCGTATAACCTGGGATGATGGAAGGGTTGATGTTAGGCTTGATGCTTTAAAGTGGGATTATTCAGCTACTACTAGAAAATATCGCAATAGGTTTTTAAATGAAACTACACAGGATATACAGCACAAAATTAACGAAGGTATTTATAAATTAACTAATTTAAATTAAATATATGAGTAATAATTATTGTAACTTAAAGATTGCTATTAACAAGGCTAGAGTATTAAACATGTGGCAGATAGATGTATTATGCAAAATGGACGGGCTAAGATTGTCAGAAAAAGAGGTTATTTTTATTAATAAAGTTTTAGCATATTAATTTTATGTATACTCTTTATATTGGAAGTAACAACAAAACACAACAGTTAGAGACAATCAAAGCCAGGGATATTATAAATGAGTATTTTAACGGCTACAGCTATTCGGTTATATATGGCGTGTGGAAAGGTAAAGAAGAATTAACCTTAATAGTTGATATTGTTACAGAAAAAGAAAACATGATAGCATTTCTAGTCACTAGTCTTAAAAAAGCATTAAAGCAAAAGTGTATAATGGTCGTAAAGCATAACGCAGAAGTAAAATTCATGTAATACTATGACAATAAAACAAGTAATTAAAGATATTAAAAATGATATAAAAGTAGAAGAAAGGAACGCAAAAGCAAGTGATAAAGTGTGGGGTTGTTGTGATAAGTCATTGAGCGATGGCGTACTTTGTGGACTTGAAAGTGGGTTACATTATTTGCAAAGTATAGAACCAGATAAAGAAGATATCGCTATGCTAGAACGTGAAAACAAAGCAATGGCGAAAGCATTAAAAAAATTAAAATTTACACCAAAGCAAGTAAGTGACATTGCTAACGGTGCAATATAAAACCATGGGAACTAATAACTTTACATTTCAGAATATATGTGTTGTAGTAGATGAGGATAATGTCAATGACTTTGACCAGTTTATAGACAACGTGGCAGATTATTTGCTTGATAAGGTTGTAGGTTTTGAACGCAAAACAGAGAGAGTCTGGACAAAACAAGAAGCTTTGATAATTGGTGAGGTTGACTTTCACAAGGGCAATGGTGAGCATTATGCTACAATATCAATAACTTACAAGTCAGGATATTATGCAGATGGTTGTCTTGATTATGTCACAGAGTATACAGAATACAGCAAGCCAGTCAAAAGAATTGAAAAAGCGGTAACACAGCGAGAAAATAGAATTAAACAGGTTTTACGCAAATTTGGGACAGAGATTAAAAAGGTCGGGCAATTTAGCAATGGAGAGGCACTATATGAAAAAGCTTAACATGTTACAGCAAATAGATATAGAAGAAATATGGACAATGCAAAAAGAGCCAGACAACAAAGTATTAATAATATTCTTGATAGCTATGCTAATATTATTATATACAATTCATTTACCAACGGAAAAATACAAAGGTCGAACTATTAATAATAACACACAATTAAAATAATGTCAAAAATAGACTCGAAGGTAGTGGAAGCAGTAGGAAACGCATTTAAAGCTTTCAGGGAGGAAGTTTTGTTGCCATATTCAAAGATTGCCAGCAATGAAACGGGGCAGATGGTGGGTAAAATATCAGAAGACACAGCAGTAGCACTACTTGCAAAGATTGGGAGCAACCTAAAAGACTTAGACAACAGCATAACACCAGCGAAATGGGTCAAGGCTTGCGGTTTTAGTAAATAAGTATATAATACAATAGTCGCAATTTAATAAAATAACATAAAGAGGCACCATGATATCGACCATGGTGCTTTTTTGTTGTGTTTTAGTGATTCACCAGCTTTGACTAAGTTAACAAATATGGTATAATACAGGTATTAAATAAGTGACTCAATTAACAATTTTTGCGACCAAATAAAACAAATGGAAGAAGAAGAAAACACAAAAGATATAACATTAAATCCTAAGCAAGAACTATTCTGTAGATACTACACAGAAGAAGGCGAAACCTTTAGCAATGCGTATTTAAGCTATGCTAGGGCTTACGGTTATGATTTTGCGAGTTTGGATAATATAAGGCAAAAGGATGATAACAATAAGGAAGTACTAGGAACATCAGAGAGAGAGAAAGCAGAGAGCGTATGCAAGTCAGCAGGAAGTAGGCTGTTAAGTAATGTAAAGGTAAGAGCTAGGATAAGGGTTTTAATGGTTGATTTATTCAATCAGGATGATATTGCAGATGCTAAACTTACAGCCATTATGCTAGCTGGTAAAGATGCGGATGCTATAAACGCTATCAAGCACAGAAACGACCTCAAGCAACGTATAACTAAAAAAGTAGAGCTTGCGACCATCAATAGACCTTTGGCCGGTTTGTCAGATGCAGAGCTGGCTAAGCTTGCTATGGGGGCAGAAGTGGCCGGAGATAATCCTAAACTAGCAGAACTACATTAATTGGTGGCCGTTTAACTAATAACACTTAATTCCATCTAGTCAATGGCACCTGGAAGGCTTAAAATTGAGCCAGGTGGAGAGTTTTGTTTACAAGTATGTCAGACATCACAACACACACAACAAACAGCACAGAGGGCAAGGGAGAGGGCAAGAATGCTCGCACTAGAACATACGCCCCCCCCGTTGTCAAACGAGAGAGACGGTCTGGCGTGGGCGGCTTGATAAAGCTTATCACAGAAATTCCAGCTCCAAAACAAATTCCTATTACAACACACAAAGTAGAACCTGTCAAGCAAATAAAATCCAATCTAGCACAGGCAGAACTAGCCAAGAGAGAATTAGCTCGGAGGCATTTACTTGACTTTGTAAAATATAGATTTACAGCCTATAGGGAAAACTGGCACCATAGGTTACTTGCGGATGCCCTAGAACGGGTAGAACGGGGTGAACTGAAACGTCTAATAGTAAACATGCCCCCCCGTCATGGAAAATCTGAACTTGTGTCGGTCAACTTCCCGGCCTGGTGTATGGGGCGAAACAAAGACAGGTCTATTATGGCGGCATCTTATTCGGCAGCACTTGCGACAGACTTCGGGCGAAAAGTGCGTAACATCATGGACTTGGCGGAATATAAAATTCTATTTGACACAAGACTTGCAGAAGATGCTCAGGCTAAGGGTGCTTGGGCGACTAATGGGCGGGGAGAATATAATGCTCTGGGTGTGGGTGGTGCGGCGACTGGTAAAGGTGCAGGTATTCTAATCATAGACGACCCGGTTAAGAACCGTGAAGAAGCTGATTCTGAGGTTGTGAGCGAATCTATCTGGGACTGGTATAAATCTACGGCCCGAACTCGTATTACTCCTGATGGTGCCATTGTGGTCGTTATGACTCGTTGGAAGGATGATGACTTGGTGGGACGTATTCTTGAAGAACAAGCTAAGGAGGGTGGCACACCATGGGAAGTTATAACTTTGCCAGCTATTGCAGAAGAAGATGAAAAGTATCGGCGGGAAGGTGAGGCTCTGTGGGCTGACTACTATACGCTCGAAAACTTGGAAACAACTCGGAGTGAAATAGGCTTCTATGAATTCAACTCACAGTATCAGCAAAATCCTGTTTCTCGTGAAACGCAAATATTTAAACCTGAGATGTTCAGATACATTCCCCTAGAAGAAGTTGAGAAGAAAGTTACTAACTGTTATATCACTATTGACACGCAAGGTAAACATCGGGGTGAAAGGGTGTCCAAAAAGGATGACTTCACTGGTATTACTATCAACTGGGTTGACTCAGACAACCGATGGTATCTAAAATCGTATCGAAAGAAGCTGGCAGAGTCGGAACTATTTGAACTTATCTTTGAACTGTGGCAGGCTTATAAGCCTGTGGCTATTGGTATTGAAAAAACAATGTTCGTGGATGCTATTCAGCCATTTTTGACGGCAGAAATGTCGAAGCGAAACATCTTTCCTAATGTGGTGGAACTAACTCATGGTGGCACAAATAAAGAAACTCGTATTAAATGGCTGGAACCAAGATACAATAAGGGATATATTTATCACATTGAAGGTCTGTGTAAGGATTTGGAAGCAGAATTGCTGCGTTTCCCTGCAAGCAAGCACGATGATACGATGGATTCGGCTGCATACCAGACTCAAATTGCAAAAGCTGCCGACACTTCGTTTGATTGGGATGAATTCGCGGCCTCAGAACTAGCTCCGACAGCAAAAATGAACCCAGATATTAATATTTAATACATAAGACTTTGATTATTGTCAAGGTTATGGTATAATTTCGTTAATTATGTTAAAAAAATCTATTAGAGATGCAATTCGTGACCAAGCTTTGAGCGAAATTGTATTTGACAGACAAGCAAAGCAGGCAAAAATGCCAAATTGGTGGAAAAATGAAGACCTTTACTATTCAAAGAAGGTAACTTTACCAGATGGTGAACGTGCTAACGTAAATCTAAATGAAGCTCAATCATTCGTTACTACTTTCTTGTCGAAAATCAACGTACCATTTAACTTTAAGTACGTCAAGGGAGAAGAAGCTGACCTAAAAGCTGCACGAAGAACAAATGCTGTAAAAGATAAAGATGCTAAACTTGGTCGTTGGAACTTTAAGGCTATGTTGGCCCGAATCCAACTTATTATTTATGGACGTTACATATTCGAATACCATGCTGATTCTACTAACGGTTATCAATCTCACCTCACAAACGTGGACGTATATCAATTCCTTATTGACCCATCATGTGGTGGCGAAGATATTGAAAAAGCGTTCCACTTAGGTCGTGGAAATATAATAAAAACAAAACAAGACCTCGAAGCTGGAATAAAATCTGGTAAATATTTAAAGACTGAAACACAAGCTTTACTTTCTGGTTCTGGTAATATGAGTGATAATACTCAAGAAGACCGGGATGCAAAGAATCGTTGGCAAGCACTTCTATTCCAACAAAATCGTGTACTAAATAAGACTGACCAATGGAAATTCTGGGAATGGTACACAACCTACGAAGGTGTACGTTACTACGTTCTTATCACAGAACAAGGTGGACAAGCTATTAGAATCGTTCCATTAAAAGAACTTTTCAAGAATAACAAGTACCCATTCTTTACGGCGGCAGCATATCCTGATTTGACAGAATTCTGGACACCAAGTCCACTTGACGGAGTTAGAGATGCAATCTATGCTAAATCTACTACAGTGAATCAAATGTTGGATAATGGTGAAGCTATTAATCGTCCAATGAAGGCGTTTGATGTGGATGCAATCAAGAATCCAGCACTTCTAAAGTATCGTAAGGACGGACTTATACCAGTTAAGGCTGGTGTAGATGTTCAAAAGGCTGTACAATTCTTCCCAACGGTGCCGATTACGACTGCAATGGAAGTGTATGACAAACTAGACCAAATCATTGGACTAAACTCTGGTGTTACATCGGCAACAAAAGGTCAAGCGATGGAAAAAGAAGTTGGAATCTATGAAGGAAACCAAGCTTCACTATCTGACCGATTCTCACTTTACTCTGATGCAGAAGCTGATGCTCAACAAAGATTTGCTGAACTATATCTTGCTGGATTAGATGAACACTTGAGAACTAAGGTTGCTATTGAAATGATTGGTATTGACGGTGTTGAATTCGAAGAAGTAACTCGTAAAGAACTTAAAAGAAACAGAGACTTTGACATCATGGTTATAACTGCTGGTGCCGAAGAAAGAATGCAAACTGTTGAAAAGAAGAATAAATTAACTTTCTTGTCTTCAAAAGGAGCAGATACATCTGGAATTTATAATAAAAAAGTGTTGGCTGAAATGGAAGCAACTATTGCAGGCTTCACACAAGATGAAATAAAAGCTATGACTGATACAAAGAATGACGAAAATGCTGACCTTATGAGTGAATGTGCGGGAGATATTCAAGACTTGCTTGCTGGTGAAGATATACTTCCTAATCAAATGGCAAACACTGCTTATCTTCAAAAGATGAAAGATTATATGAAGGATAATTCTGATTATATGATTAAGCATCCAGATACTGCGGCCCGAATATTTGCCTACATGAATGCACTTACTCCAATTATTGCTGCAAATATGGCAGAAAATCTTGACCAAACACTCGGAAAAGAAGGATTGATAAGTATGCAGGGTCAAGCTGCGGGTATACCACAAGGCCAAGCAATGGTTCCAGGAAGTCCAGTACAAGAAGCAGGTTCAACGACAGCAGTAGACCAAATGACCCTAGCTAATTATGGTAAAAGTTAAAAGTCGAAACATTATAAATCTAACTAACTAAATTTATGGCAAAAGAAAAGAAAGAAGTAGTTGAGGGAACAGGACACGAAGATACATGTGTATGTTTGGAATGTCGAACCTTCACTCCAAAAGTAGAAGAATCTAAGTAAATTATTAATTAACCAAATATTACTATGTGTAATGTATGTAAACAAGAGAAGTGCATCTGTGTCCCAGAAGACCCAATGGATGCTATGTTGTGCGAATCTTGTCAATAAAATATGAAAGCAAAAGTTTGTAAAAATTGTAAGAAACCAATGTCGACCTGTAAGTGTTAAGAATTAAATTATGGAAAATACTAAAACTTTAGGAGAAGATAGGGTACGAACCGACTTTAATGTTGGTAATAGTACAGAGGTCGATTTTGTAAAGAAGGTTTGTGCAGAAATGATTAATCTTTGTGAAAACCATAAAGACCTAGACCCTAGATTATGTTCAATAGCACAAACAAAGTTTGAAGAAGCTGCTATGTTCGTTGTAAAGCTACTAACAGCTAAATAAAATTATGAAAAAAAATTTAAACACACCAAAATACGAATTCACTGACCCAAAGCAAGAAGGAAATCCAGTAATGAAGACCATTAGTAAAACAATGGTAACTACTGAAACCTTCACAATGTATGACGTGTTGAAGCATGTTGCAAAGATGCGTAAAGCTATCTATGACAAGCGTAAGGAAGCTGATGGCCTTGAAAACATGTTGAATGAATACTTAAAGGAAATGGCAATCATTGAGGAAACTCTAGGAATTGATGACCTTGAAAAAGAATTCACTAAGTTAGAAGCTGAAAAGGCGGCGAACGAATCAGATGCAAAAAAAGAAAACATTTAAAGAAATAAAAGAAGGCATACCTGAACTTGAATCAGAAAAAGTCGAAGTAATCGCTGATACACTTGATAGTGTGTTGGCGATGAAACGCCTTTGGAGTTCAAATGATGGTAAGGAACTACTTGAAGTACTTAAAAACAATTGTGCCATAGCTTTAAGAAAGGCTACAGTTGCGGCTGAGTCTGGTGATAAGGATTTACTATTAGCTGTAATGCTTAAGTATGCAGCTAACATGGATTTACTTGCTACTATTCAAGATATAGGTACAGAAGTAGAACTTCGAAATCAACTTGACGAAGCTGTTAAAGAAGCAATGGCAAGGTAATTTTGATTTATTTTTTAAGTGTGGTATACTTCTGTAATATGAGAAGAAAATATGCTACAAAAGAAGAAGCTAAAGAAGCTCTTAAAGCTCAGAACCGTAATAACATGAAAAAATCAAGAGTTGAGATTGTTCAAAGACTCGGTGGTGAGTGCAAGATTTGCGGATTCTTAGATACAAGAGCTTTGCAGATAGACCATGTGAATGGTGATGGAAGTGCAGAAAGAAAAGAGTTTGGATTCAGTAAAGGCTATCATAAAAGAATACTCATAAGTATTGAAGCAGGTGAAAATAAATACCAACTTCTATGTGCTAACTGTAACTGGATTAAACGTTTCGAAAACAAAGAATGTAACTAACTTTGACAAACGTTCGAAATATGATATAATATTATAAATGTCGGGAGACTATAAACCTATTCTGCGGATGTATACGCAGGGCGAAAGCCAGTAAAATCAAGTAGGGCATCTACTCAAAAATGTATAAACTTATGGCTGAAGAAGCAAAAGTAACTCCCGGTGCGGAAGCAATCGCAACCAATGTAGAAGGTACTGTAGAAGCTGAAATTGCAAAGGTAGCTCCTGAGCAAAAAGCAGAACCAGCAACCGAAACTGTTCCCCTAAGTGTTTACCTATCCCTTAAAGATGACGTTAAGGAACTAAGAAAAGAAATCAAGGAAGCTAAAAACTCCGAGAAATCTACAGTTGTTCTTGATGGCGTTGAAGACCTAGCAAAGAAATATCCTGATGTGTCGAAAGACTTCATCAATGATATTCTAAGTTCAGCAACTTCAAAGGCTCAAAAAGAAATTGATAGTAAATACAGTCCTATTATTGAAAAAGTAGAACAGGAAAAGAAGTTAGAAACATTTAATAAAGCATTCGATAAAGTTTATGATAAGGCATTGTCTGATAATCCAGACTTGCCAGCAAACATAGACAAAGAAGCAATTAAAACTCTATCTCTTACTCCTGCTTACAAAAATACTCCTATCTCAGAGATTCTATTGAAGCTCTATGGTACGGTAGAAAAAGGTAAAGAAACTACTGAAAATAATATGCGTACTGCCGGTGATTCAGGTGAACAAGTCATTAACTTTGACAAAATGACTGTAGAACAACGTGCAAGAGTTATGGATGACCCAGAAGCTCGTAAGAAGTACTTTGCGTACCTCGACACCAAGTAAACTATAGCCATTTTAAAGTTAAACTCTCTTATTAAATTAACTTTATAATTAAATGGCATTAAACGATTTTAAAAAGGATTATATCCTTCGATACCAAGATATTCTATCTAAAGTGATGGTATCTATGAAGTCTGTAGGTAATACACGCTTCGAACCTAACATGAAATTCGGTGACACAGTTACAAGATTCGTTCTTGACTTGTCAAACGTTCGTGTTCGTTCTTTCACTAACTTAACAGACCAAACTATTGACCCACTTGGAGACTCAACAGAAAGCATGACAGTCAACGTTCAAGTTGGTGCTGTGTTCCCTATCGCTCGTCTTGAAAAGATTCAAGCTGGCCCACTTAACCCTGCTATGGAAGCTGGAAAGCAAGTAGCTATTAAGGTTGCTAACCACCTTGATGCTGTTGTTCTAGCTGAAACTCGTAACGGTTTTGCTGACTTCGACACAGGTAACTTGACAACTTCTGCTTCAAACGGTACTCCAATTACTCTTTCAAGCACTACTGTTCCTCAAATGGTTGCTCAAACATATGCTAAGTTGTTCTCAAACAACGCCTCTATGACAAACCTATGTTGGGTACTTGACCCATTCTCTATTTCTCAAATCGCTCAATACCCTATCGGTAAGGATTTGACAAATCAAAACACTGTGTTCATAAATGGATTCAGTGGAAATGTGTTCGGTGCAGAAGTTTACGCTTCTAACAACCTTACTGGTGAAGCTGTATTGACATCTACTGGTGCATTCACAGACACTCAAACTATCACTATCGGAAACGGTGCTGTTAGCGTAACTTTCACAACTGTAACATCTATCGGTTCTACAGCTGGAAACGTTCTTATCGGTGCTAACGCTGCTGCAACTCTTACAAACCTTGCTGCTGCTATTAACAACCCAAGCACTACAAGCTCAACTCAAGTAGCTCTATCTGCTGCTGACCAAATCAAGCTTGTTGACATTCTTGGAATCGGTTCTGCTCGACCAAACGGTATTGCTGCTGTTGCAACTGCAACTACACTTACTATCGTAGGTCTTGGTTCAAGCCGACTTGTTGTTACTGAAACTCAAACTAACGCTTCATGGACATCTAACTTCATACACTGTTACTACGGAATGAAGGGTGCTGTGGACGTAGCTGTTCAAGACCAACCAGAAGTTGAAACAAGAGACGAAGCTAAGCAACTTACAACAAACATCTTCAACAATGTTGTTGCTGCTGTGAAGACATTCACTGACGGAACTCAAAAGTTCCTAGACGTGCTTATCGCAAGCTAACTCTAACCCACTCTATGGGTGGGTTTCAGGAGTAAGGTTGGTTACTCTTGAAATCTGCCCGTAGATTGGATTTACTAATTTTAACTTATATTAAATGGAATCAATCACAGGAACATCACTCATTGGAGTGAGAAAAGGAACAGATGGTTACTTCATCCAAGTAATTGCTCCAACTGCGAACATGACTATTGATACAACTGCCGGCAGATATGCTATCGGTTGTGAAGTACTCAATGTTGCATCTGGTGCAACTTACCGAAACGTAGGAACTGTTGCTGCTCCAGTATGGGAACAAGAAACTGGTTCAGTGGTAGTTCAATTGGCTGCTGCTGACCTTATTGCAATGTATGCTACTCCGGTTGCAATTGTCCCAGCTATCGCAGGTAAGGCTATCATCGTTGATAGTATGGAATTCGACATCACTCGTAGTGCTACTGCATTCACAGGTGGTGGAGTAATCGCCGTACAATATGCTAATACAGCAAACGGTGCAGGTACAGCAACTACAGCAACTATTGCTGCTACTGTTGTAACTGGTGCTGCTGGACGAACAATTACTGCTCGTATTCCAGTTGTACAATCTGATATCGCAACCGCTTCTATCACAGGTATCGGTCTATATATCTCTAACCAAACTGCTGCTTTCGCAACAGGAACAGGAACAGCTGTAGTACGTCTAAAGTACCACACAGTCTAGTTTTCTTGCTCTGCTCTTTAATAGAGGGCAGGCACAAGCAAATTATATGACAGTAGATGAAATAATCGCAAAATTTGAGTTACAGGTGGACGATGCTTCGGAACTTTCATCCGATGAGTCTTTAGACTTAGCTAATGATATTTATCAGGAAATTCAAGATGACAGACCTTGGGAATGGCTTCGCTCAACTTATACTGGAACAACTTCAACTACTGTGCCTTACATAGCACTTCCATCTGATTTTAAGATGATGATGCCTAATTCTTACAACGAAACAGTTGTTTATGTTGGTACAGATTATTCTCCTTATAAAATTATAGGTTACGACCAACGTAGAGACTATCGAAATATAGATGGTTACGCCTATGTTGATTTTCCTAACTCTCGTCTAGTATTTACACTTCAACCTACTACAGCAAAAACTATAGAATATGATTATATTAAAATAGCCACTCCTCTTGTTTTAGGTGCAACACCTCTAGGACGTGGAACTCCAAAAGCTATAGTATTTGGTATGGCTAGTCGTTTCCCTTCTATTGAACAAGCTGAAAAAGACACATCTTACGCTCCAGACAATAAAGCAACATACCGTTCTCTAGTTTCTGATATGGCTATAGAAGATGCAAACTTAAAATTAGCTCACGCATAACATGTCAACAGAAGAAATCATAAACAAACTTGGGCTTGGTATATACACTATTCCGAGCAATCCTCAAATAATTCCAAAGGCAGCATCACAGGATTCAATGGGGTGGATTTCTACTGATGGTCAAATTGAATTGTGCCGGGGACGTTTACTAGTCGGTGCAGAAGAAACTGCAACTGGTTACGTTAAAGGTGAAGGATGGGGTTACACTGTAACTGGTGCCAAGGTTCACTTTAGAAAAATAAATACAAAGATTCAATACTACAACACTTCAACTGAACTTTGGGTTGATGTGGTCACAGGACTTACAGCATCTGCTGAATACACCTTTTCACCCTACCAATCATTGGCAGGTACTTTTATGTATGTAACTGGTGTGGACGGTATCTATAAAATACACACAGCAAACCCAGGTTCTTATTCTTCAATGTACGACAGTTCAAAGAACTACAAGGGATATTCAATGATTACACAATCTCGTATGAGCATGTGGAACGTTAAGGGTGCTTTGACTACACACTACCTATCCTATACAGATTCTGCTCAAGACTCAAGTGTTTATACTACAGTAACTGGTGAAGCATTTGCATCTGGTGGTGCTACACTTGCTTTTAAGGGAGGTGGAGCTACTAGAACATGTTTTAATGTTCGGCCAACTATTACTGCATCTGGTGAAGTATACACAGATAATTATGATGGTACCTTAACTGGTTCACTTGGCGGAACTGGTACAATTAACTACACTACTGGTGCATTCACCCTATCTAACGCTGGTGTTGGAACAGTTGCATACGCATGGGAAGACTCTAATATTAAAGGTGTAACTGACTTCACATTCTCTGCAACACGTACAGCACTACAAGGTGACGTAGTTCGACAAGACGAAGGTGGTGATGCTATTCTAAATATAGTATTCCATAATGGAAGCTACTACTCATTCAAAACAAACTCAGTTTATAGACTTACTATCGCTTCTACTGGTCTTACATTTGAAAACATTGTGTTTCGAAAGAATATTGGTCTGCCATATTGGCGTTCAGTTATCGTTACTTCAAAGGGTATCGTGTTCATGGACACTTCTAACGTTTCAAAGCCACAACTTACTATTCTTCAACCAAACGTAACTGGTGATAACCTTGAACCCGTTGTACTTGCGGGTCAATTTGACTTTTCTAAGTATGTGTGGGACAACTGTCCATTTGGGACATTTGGAGAATTTATAGTTTTCTCAGGCCGGGACACAAGTATTCTAAATAATACAATCAATACTAAGTTATTCTTGTATAATGTACGCAGAAATACTGTAGATGTGCTTCCTTATGGTGCACGAACTATCACAAATAGTGATGGGCTACTTTATATTGGTGACTCTCTAACAGATAATATATATAATGTTCTAAGTGGATATGATGATGATGGTGAAACCATATCAAACTACTGGATTTCTAAGGACGAAGACTATGGTTCAAACTATCTAAAAAAGGTAAAAAGACTACGATTTAGTGGTATTATTAGCCGTGAACAACAACTGCAAGTATATGTTTCATACGATAACGATACTTTTGAATTAGTTGGAACAATATTAGGTGATGGAAGTTATGTTGACTTTAATTCTAACTATACAATAGGGTCAAGCGGTATAGGTTTGTCTGTTATTGGTGGTGAAGGCGATACTAGTGATGGAAGCTTTTACTTAGCTGAACTAAAGTTGACCTCAACTAAATTTCTAGTTAGAACGATAAAATTAGTGGCAAATGGTATTGGTTATTTGTCTGTAAATATGATAGATGACTTCAATATTAGAAGATTCCAACAAAAACTTCCTTCTCGTTACCGTTCAAAGCAAAATGTTAGTAGGGATGGAACACTAACCGACCAATAATGTTTGATTTATTAGATAAGTATGGTATAATATAAAAAATGACCCAATTACTCGTTAAAACAATTGCAGATTTCGCAACAACTCTAGTCACAAAAGTGGCAGTTGGTGACACAACAGCAACTCTTACTTCTGCTACAGACAGTGACTCAGTTGCTCTGCCTACAGGAACTTACGGATTTACAATTGACCGTAATAACTCAGCTAAAGAACACTTTACAGCTACTTTAACAGGTACTGCTCTTACTAATGTCAAAACAGTAACAAGAGGAACAGGTGTAGGTACTGCTGGATTTGCTCGAAAGCACAGAAAAGGTGCAGAAATAATCATAACAGACCACGTTGCTATTAAAAGAATGATGAACGTTCTTGATGGTACAACTGGACTTGATTCTGCTACTCCACTTGCCTACGATGCAGCCCCAACTCTTACTCCTGGCTCAAACCAAATAGCTACAGTAGCTTATGCTGATGCTATCTCTGTTGCTGGTGCCGCTAACGCTACTACAACTACAAAAGGTATTGTAGAAATAGCTACACAAGCTGAAATAGATGCTGGTACTTCAACTGGAGCGACAGGTGCTTCTATTGTTGTACGTCCAGACCAACTTGCTACTTCGATTTATAATACTCAACTTCCAAGTTCTACAGAAAAAGCAGCTCTTGTTGGTACATCTGGTACTGCTGGAAGTGGAAACAAATATGTAACTGATGCAGATACTGCTACTGCTGCAACCGCAAATAAAGTCGCTCGAAGATTGGCTGGTGGTAACATCACAGTCGTAACTGAATCTCAAGCAAATAACTCAACAAATGCTGCTTCTACAGCTTATGTAGACACTGCTGTAAATAGAACATTCGCTCAACCAATTGTAAATGATGCTGGAGGTTCTGGTGCTGTTTCTCAATTCACAACTGCTACTGGAGGCTTCTCAACTACTGAACCTCTATTCTGTATTTCTAGTGGTTCATCTACTACTCCATATATAACAAGATATATTAAACAAACTGATGGTTCTATTGTTGCTACTCACCGTTCTCAATTAACTGGTGCTACTACGGGAGGTTCTCTTGGTGGTGTCGCTGTTGCTGGTAACTACGTTTATGCTATTGGGTGGACTGGTTCTGTTGTTGTACTATTCAGATGGGATAAGGCAGATTTGAATAATGGAGTTACAATGACTATCTCAGGTACAGCTCTAGCAAACGCCACAAGTCTATTCTCAGATGGAACAAATCTATACAACTGTTACACTGCTGGTTCAGCAAAGAAATATACAATCTCTGGAACTACAGCTACTTCAAGTACTGATACTTCTTTCACAAGCATGTCAACAACTGATGGAGCATGGTGTGATGGTACTTATGTATATCAAATAGCATTAGGTTCTAACCTTCTGTACAAGTGGGCACTTGCTGGTGGCTCTAGAACTACAGGAACATCAATTGTTTCTAGTGGACAATATATTCAATCTGGTACTATTGCAGCTGGTGGCGGAGTTATGAAAGATGCTTCTAACACAACTTATTTATACACAATGGCTACTAATGTGGGTACTGGAGTACAAGCTGGGAAAATTATACCAGTAGCAACATTCTAATTATATGATAACACCAAACAAACAAAATCTATATGGGGTTGATACATCACTTATGTCTATACCAATGACTAAAGTTCCACCACCTACACCTGCACCTATGAGTGTAGCTCCTGGCTACTTATCTCCAAGTGGTGCTGCTTATGCGGCTGCTCTTGGAACACAACCTAAAGCTCCTGTAGTTAAAGCTCCAGTACCAAATACTACAATAGTAAAAGCTCCAGTTGTAAATCCACCTCCAGTTCCACCACCTGCAACCGTTCAACCATTATATGATACGACAACTGGATTCGTAACACCTTATGGATTAACTCAAGGTGCTAAACCAGTACAGGCTGGTGACCCTGCAAGTGCTCCTGTACCACCTCCAGACTCAGCTGCTGGTATGGCTTCTGTTTATAGTGGACTTTCTCCTGACGAAATAGCAGCAAAAACTGCGGCTGCTGATTACCTAGCAGGTGTTACTGCTGATGCAAACCAAGTAGTTGACCCTAAGACTGAATACCAAAATACTCTTGCTCGATTCCAAGACCAAATTAATGCTACAAACAAAGTCTATCAAGACCAACTAAATGCCGCACGTATTCAAGGTCAAGGACGTATTGAATCAAGACAATTCTCACAAGGACGTTCAGGACAAATTGGTTCTGGAACAGGTGAAGCTGGTATCAATGCTGTACAAGATGCAAATACTCAAGTAATTGATTCTATAAATAATGAACGTGACTTAGCTCTACAAGGAATCTACAGTAAAGTAAGTTCAGAAGCTGTACAATCAGCTAAAGATAAGACTGCGGCCAAGAAGGCTGGTGCTGAGGCTTTACTTAAATACTATGATGAACTTCCAGCTAAGAAAGCATCTAAGGTTTCTTCTGTTATAAAGACACTGGTTGCAAAAAAGATAGTTTCACTTACTCCAGATGAAGTAACTAAATTAAGTAATGACCTTGGTGTTTCTAAGGATGAAATAACTGGTGCTCTTGCGGATGAAGTTAAGACACAAGAAAAAGCTACTAAAGATGCAGCTGCTAAGGCTGCAAAAGATGCAGCAGATGTTGCTAAGACTCAAGCTGAAACTACAAAGGCTACTGCTGATGCCGCTAAAACTACAGCTGAAACTGCTCTTGTAGGAAAGATGACTGAAAAGGATAAGGCTCAACTCGCCTTCGATAAACAAAAGCTTGGTTCAGAACTTGCTCTACGAAAATGGCAAACAATCTACAACGTAGAAAATAGACAAACAACTGCTCCAGAAGTAAAACAATTTATTAATACACAAATGGCGACACCTGAATTTAAAGCTATGACTGACACTGAAAAGGCTGACTTCATACTTGCAAACGGAGGTTCACCATCTGATTTCGGATTATAATATGATAACAGCTGCCGATTTCTCAAAAGGGAATAGAGGCACAGCGAAAACTACTAATAGTAAGTTTGTTACAGCTGCTGACTTTGTTAAAAATAAACCACCGGCTCCAGAAAAGAAACCAACACTGGGTGACAAGGTAAAGCAAGTAGCAATAGATGTTACAAAAAGTATTGTTTCTCCTGTGGCAACAATGATAGCTCGTCCAATACAGGCGGGTGCTGAATTGGCAGGTGTATCTGACCAAAAGGTAAATGAAGTTACTCAAAAATATGGAAAAGGTTGGATTGCTCCAACACCTCAAAATGGTGCCGACCTTAAGAAAGACTTCGGCCGTGCCGTTGAAACAGTAGCTGCTGGACTTCCAGGTAAAACAATAGGTGCTACCATAGCTGGTGGTGCTGCTTTTGGTGCGGGTTCTTCTCTTGAACAAGGAAATGATTTAATTTCTAAAGAAACAGCTAAACAAGCAGCTATTGGTGGAGCAGCCGCAGGTGTATTACACACTGTTGGTACTGCTTTATCAAATGCCTTTGGAAAGAAACTTACTGCTGCTGAATTCCTACAAAAAGCTAAAGAAAAAGCTCCATATACTATTCCAGATGCTGCCGAACCACCACCTGGTTACTTTGACAAGACTGTTAAAGCATTGCCTGCTCCAAAGCCAGTAGAACCTGCTCCAATACAACTTGGTGGTCGTAGAACTCTTGGTGAAATAACCGTTACCAAGGCTGCAAAGAATCCTGTAACAGTTGACCCAAAGACTGGACGATTCCAAACTACTTACAGTTCTTCTGGTGGACAAGTTGTGGATAACCGAGTTATACAAGATACTGTAAAACCAGGAGCAGCCGCACTGCCGGTTCCAAAAGAATATCACCCACAAACAGGATTTGAAGTGTCAACAAATATACCAGAAACGCCTGTTAAAACAAAACTAGTTGCCACTGGTTCACGTATGCCTTCTGTAAAAGGTAATACTGTTACTAAAGAAGCTAACGATATAAATAACAAGCTTGTCTCAGAAGGATTTGCGGCTCTTAATGATGCTGAAAAAGCTAAATTTGACTCTATTACTGCAAAAGACCAAATAGAAAAGGTTACAAATTATATGAATACTGTACCAGACCAATTCAGAGATGAAGTACTTGCTGGTCGTGTTCCTAGAGACGTTCACCCTCAAGTTGCATTTAATGCTGTCAAGAATAAAGCAATTAAAGATGGTGACTGGTCTGTATTGCGTGACCTTGCTAAGTCTCCAATTGCTACACAAGAATCTAAAGCCGGTCAAACACTTGCTGCCTCACAAATACTTAATGGGCCAAAAGAAACTGACCCAGTTAAACTTATTCAAATGAACGATGCAAATATTGCTGCAAACTTTGAAAAGAAAACAGGTCAAAATCTAGAAAAAGCAACCCAAGAAGCAGTACAAGAGATTAAAGCTAAAAAACCAAAAGTCACAAAACAGTCGTTCAGTGATTTTATTAATAATATTACATGCTAAAATATGATTTGTTTACCTAAAAAAATTGCAGATAACTTCATAGAGGGTTTAAAATCTGGGAAACTTAATCCAGAAGAACTTGCTAAAATGACCACCGAAGAAAGACGGGCGGTTATTGAACAATTTGTAGGTTCAAAGCCAGCTGAACAAGTAAATGCTCTATTCGAAAAGAAACTACTTCTAAAGAATCAAAATGATGCTATGATTGGTTGGGTTAAAGAAGTGGCTGGACTTAAAGAAGCTACTAGGAAAGATTTGCTTGCAAAGATAGAACGTCTAGGAAACGTACTAACTCCAGCAGAAGAAGATAAGTTTTTAGCTGACCTTGTGTCGGAAAAACTAGGTACTCGAACATCAGTTAAAGATGCAGAAAATATTGCAAAACTTGCTAAAGAATTTGCAGATGCTAAAGCCAATCCAAACAGTGGTACACGATATGGTGCAGCTCAAATAGAACTACATGATTATATGAATAATCTTAGACTTCAAAATGAGGCTCCTACACTTAAGAGTACTCTAGGAAAGTTTAAGGCTAATCCTGTTAAGGAAGTATTCCACTCAGTATCTGACCTTGCTGGATTTGCTAAGGGTGTGAAAGCATCTCTCGACAACTCGGCTATTTTTAGACAAGGATGGAAAACTATGTTCACTAATCCTGATATATGGGCTAAAAATGCACTACAATCTTTCCAAGATATTGCAAAACAATTACGTGCTCCAACTACTGCTGATGGGAAACTTCTAGTAAATCAATCGGACGAAGTAATGAAAGGGATAAAGGCTGAAATATATTCTCGCCCAAATGCTAGAAGTGGAATGTATGAAAAATTAAAGCTCGACATTGGTAATCTTGAAGAAGCATACCCAAGTACTTTGCCTGAAAAACTACCAATCTTTGGTAAGATTTACAAAGCATCAGAAACTGCATATACAGGATTTCTTTATCGTATGCGTGCAGACATTGCTGACCAAATGGTTAAGAAAGCAACAGAAGCTGGTGTTGATTTAAGTGTTCCTTTGCAAGCTGAAAGTATCGGTAAACTCATAAACTCTCTTACAGGTCGTGGAAAGTTCTCTGCTCCAATTGAAGGTGCCACAAAAGAATTCAACACAGTATTCTTCTCACCTAAAATGTTAAAGGCTAACTTTGACTTCCTAACACTACATGCCGCTGATGAAATGTCTGGTTTTGCCCGTAAGCAAGCTGCACAGAACCTAGCTAAAGCACTTGTTGGTACATCTCTTATAATGGCAACAGCAGAAGCTTTACATCCTGGTTCAATCGAACTTGACCCTCGTTCTTCTGATTTTGGTAAGATAAGAATTGGAGACACACGTTATGATATCTCAGGAGGTATGGGTTCTTTGATTACCCTATCTTCACGTATACTTCCAGCCCTTATTGGACAACCTATTTACACTAAAAGTAGTACTACTGGTAAAATAACAAGACTAAATGAAAATAAGTTTGGGGCAAAGAATGGAATGGACATTGTTGTAGACTTTGGTGAAAATAAATTTGCTCCATTGGCTGCTGTTCTTATGCAACAAATCAACCAAAAAGACTTCGAAGGCAACAAAATAACACCACAAAGTCAAGCTGTTGACCTACTTGCACCATTACCTATTGACAACTTGTATAAGCAGTTACATGACCCTAAAGCAGACCAAGTTTTAGCTTCATTTATTGCGGACGGCCTTGGTATATCAACTAATACATATCACAGAAAGAAATAGGTTTGATTTATCTTGAACTTATGGTATAATAATATAAATTTATGGTTAAAAATAACTCAAAAGACACCCAAGATACCCACCCACTAGAACCGCTACAAGAAGCGGCTCTTTTGGCGAATAAAAAAGGTCATGAAAACACTGGCGACCTATTAGAAGCTCTTATACAACAAAATGAAAAGAATAACCCAGAACCTATTCTTGAAGCTACTTTAGTACAGTCTAAAAAAAACACAGATAAGATTGTTGAGGCTATTAAAGAAAAGCCAGAGGTTCAAAAGATGGAAATTGTACCTGGTGAAAATGCAGACATAGCTACAGCATTCTTCTCAATGCTTAAGGGTAAGAAGGGTGACAAGGGAGACACTCCAACAGATGAAGAATTACTTAAATTAATTAAACCTCTTATCCCTGCACCGATTCCAGGAAAAAAGGGAGATAAGGGTGATACCCCAACTGTAGAACAACTTCTTGCTTTGATTAAACCATTGATACCAGAAGTAAAGAATGGTGAAACTCCCACAGACGAAAGACTTTTATCGCTTATAAAACCATTAATTCCAGCCCCGATAAAAGGTGAACCAGGTGCTCCAGGTAAACCAGGAAAGAATGGTGAAAGTATCTCTCCAGAATTAATAAAAAAGGTAGAAAAAGCAATAAAAGATAGTGAAAAGAATCTATTATGGGTAAATACAAATGCAGTTAAGTCTATTCGTGCTGGTACCAATATTACTATAGATATTACTGACCCACAAAATCCAATTGTTAGTTCAACTGGTGGTGGAGGTAGTGTTGGGCCAGGAACAGTGAACCAAATTGCATACTTCGACACAGCAACAAGTATTGCATCTCTAAGTACAGCAACTTATCCTTCACTTACAGAACTTACTTATCTTAAAGGAGTTACGTCTTCTATCCAAACACAACTTGATGCAAAAGGTGCTGGTACGGTAACATCTGTAAATGGAACTGCAAATAGAATAACTTCAACGGGTGGAGCTGCTCCAATAATAGATATTTCAGCAACATTCGAAGCATTACTAGGTAAAGTAGCTAATCGTATAGACCAAAACAATGCTGCGACAACTTCTGCTCAACTTGCTTCTATTATTTCTGATGAAACTGGTACAGGTGCTCTTGTATTCGCTAATACCCCAACTCTCGTAACTCCAATTCTAGGTACTCCAACTTCTGGTGATTTCTCTAGTGGCACATTTACATGGCCAACATTTAACCAAAATACAACTGGTTATGCTTCTGCTCTCAAGTCAGCTACAACTACTGTTGATGTATCAGCAGCTACTGCTCCAACAGCTGGACAAGTTCTAACAGCTACAGATTCAACTCACGCTACATGGCAAACTCCTTCTGGTGGTGGTGGAAGTCCTGGAGGTTCTTCTGGACAAATCCAATACAACAATGCTGGTGCATTCGGAGGTGATGCAAACTTTACAATATCAAGTGGTGTTGTAACTTTTGGAAAAGATGTAGTAGTAAACACTCTTACTCTTGGTCTTGGTGCAAGTTCTATTGCATCTAACGCTGGATTTGGTATTAGTGTTCTTGCTGGTATCACAACTGGTAACTATAACCTTGCTCTCGGTTACGAAGCAATGAAAACAGTTACAACTGGTGGACACAACATTGGTATTGGTTATCAAGCCATGTACAAGTCTACTGGTGGAGGTTATAACACTGGTATTGGTACAAATGCCCTAAGTTCTATTACTTCTGGTAGTGGAAACCACGCTATTGGTTCATTCTGTGGTCAAACAATCACAACTGGAGCTAATAACGTTGGTATGGGTGACTATGCTCTTGGAGGTAATGATGGAATAATGACATCTGCTGGAAGCAACGTTGCTATCGGCCCAACAGCTCTTGGAGGACTAAGTACAGGTTCATACAATATCGGTATCGGAAGTATCGCAGGTTCAGCAATAACTACAGGTCAATACAATATTACAATTGGTAGAATCGCAGGTAGCTCAATCACAACAGGTTCATACAACATAGTAATTGGTTATAACCCACAAGTAAACTCTGGTACAGCATCCAACCAAATGTCTATCGGTAACATGATTTATGGTGCTGGAATAGATGGAAGTGATACAACAATTTCAACAGGAGGTATTGGTATCGGAGTTAAAGTTCCAACATCTCGTTGTGACTTTATTGGTTCCTCAACTTCTCGTGCTTCATTAAGAATTCTATCAGGTACAGCTCCAACAAGTCCTAACGATGGAGACATCTGGTTTGATGGAACAGACATAAAGATGAGAATAGCAGGTGCGACAAAGACATTTACATTAATTTAGTTATTATTATTAAGACCACCAAATGTCATTAAACTTTGGGAAAAATTATGAAGAAATATTTATTAAGTTTAGTTTTGTGTGCAACATTAGCAACAGGTGTAGTACTTGCGGCTGTACCTGGAGACAGTTCAACAACAGTTGCTAGTGGTACAGCGGTAGCTCCAGCAGCAGTACATAACGTTGTCTTCCCAGCAACAAGTGTTGCAATTGGAAACAAGACAGCAGGTGCAAATGGGATATTATCTTTGACTGTAGTTAATGACGGAAACGTTGATGAAACAGTTAAGGGAACAGTCGTCAACCAAAGCGGAGTTACAGTAAATTCTGCTAAGTTCTTGAGTTCAAATACAGATACAGTTACCTTCCCAAATGGTAACGCTGTGTTCGAAGTTCAATATACTGTAAACCCAGCACTTCCAGGTACTCCTAATGTTCCATTCAATTTACAAGTAAAGTTTGATGTTCTTTAATTAAAACAATGGAGTCAGGATTAGTGGGTGGAATATCTAAATATACAGCATTCATTGCGATGGCGGCACTAGGTGGACTCGTTCACTCACTAGTTGCTTTTAGAGGTGGAAAAACAAAGGGTTGGAGGGACTTTATAGCTCTGTCAATAGTATCTGGCTTTGCCGGTATTATGTGGAGCCTTCTAGCCCTTAGTTATTTCCCAGAAAATATTTACTTAATCAGCTTTGCAGCTGGTATGGGTGGATATCTTTCAGTAGAAGGTATGGCGTTATTAGTAGCAACACTTGAAAAGAAATTACTAACAAATGAAAATAACCGTCCTAAGGAATAATGTGGTAGATAGCAAGACTGTAACTGAGGGTCTAACCATGGCCCAAAGTCTTCTTGCTGATATTGGATTAAATATTGAGTTTACTTACAAAGATGTGGATTTACCTATCAAGGCTTTTCCAGTTTCTACTGATGTAGTAAATAATGGTCACATGGTGGGTATTGAACCAATACTTAATGCAATAGATGGAACCGAGGATATTGGTTTATTAATCTATAATTGGCATAAGTTGGCACCATTTGATTGGGGGCCAAAAAAGCCCTTAAACCCATTGACATCTGGCTACAGAAAAGGTAAAGCTATCCCTATGCAGATTCCAGAACAATGGTATGGTGAACCCCCATTCCCAAATGTATTGACAGAATTTTTCCTACATGAACTATGTCATGCTTTGTATATGCTTACAGGTCAATTTACTGTAGATAAGACTCATTTCCAGGCTTCAAACCCTGCATATAGTCAACAATCTGCAACTAAATACTATCTTAGTTTACTTGCTCCATTAATAGTAACTTGGAACAAAATGAATCCTCAAACAAAAACATATCTTAATTTCAATCCTAAAAGTGACCCCAAGATGGTTGGTGTAAAAGATGTAGTTATGGATGTTGTACAAAAGGTACGAACAATGGTTGGTTTTCCAATCAGTCTAAGTTCTGGACTACGAACTGTAGCTGAAAACACTGCCGCAAAAGGTGCTCCAAACTCTGCTCACTTAAAAGGTCTTGCAGTGGATATTCCATGTACAGACCCTGTTAAAAGAACAGCTCTTATTAAGGCTATTTTGACTTGTGGAACACCTGTATTTCTTGAAATCGCAGTAGGACACCTTCACATAGACCTTGACAGTTCTATACATCCAATGGGTAATACTATTGTTGTTTTAGACGACTAAATTAAATGCAAACAAAAGCTGAAAAACGTGAAAAATTAAGGTTAAATCACCGTAAAATGATAGTATCTGGACGGGGTATTTTTAACCTTTTAAGACTCAGAAATGACCGAATTATCCACAAAAAAGCTTTGACTCAAGACTAATATATGGTATACTTTAAGAGTTATCAGTTAATTTTAAATACATGAAAAAACTATCACTTGCTCTTAAAAGTAGAACCACATGGACAATAGTTGCCCTATTTCTATTTAACGGCATTACAGCCGTATCTAAATTTGTTCCACCAAACGACTTACCCATAATTAATGGTATACTAGGCTTTCTAGCTATATACTTTAAGGTTAATCCGTCTCAAGATTACACTCAGTCCTAGTGACTAAATGAGTAGGCATTTTAACCTACGACTATGATTAAAAACCTTATAAAAGGTTTGATGATTTCTCTACTTCTTATATCATCATTCCATTATACAGCTGCTGACGAGCCTATACCGGAACCTCCAACCGTTCAGGAACTTGTAGCAAAGTACTCAAAAGAGTACGATGTGTCGCCTAAAATTATGATGGCGGTTATTAAGTGTGAAAACACAGAACTTGACCCTGAACTTCAATCTCGTCTTAAGTACAAAAAGAATAACCGCTGGGGTAAGCCAGCGGGTTCTTTTGAGCAATCTTATGGACTTGTACAGATTCACTTACCAGACAATCCGAGCGTAAGTTATGAGGAAGCTACAGACCCAGAATTTTCTGTTGAATTTTTAGCACAGAAACTTAAAGCTGGACGAGGTAATATGTGGACATGCTATAGAAAACTTAGTTAACGTTATAGTATATTATAGTACTAGTATTACCATATTCATCTACAGTAATTACCTTCTTATAACCTCTACGTGGTTCTTGAGTCTGTGAATATTGATACATTGATTGATTATCATTATGGTATTTCATTAACCACTCATAGGCATCTTTAACCTCAATAAACTTCTTAACATCGCCTCCCTTATCTGGATGATGCAACATTGCCATCTTATGGAAAGCTTTTTTTATTTCATCTTTAGTACAAGTATGTACCAATCCCAATATCTTATATCTGTCCATTTGCTAATGATTCTAGGTATTTAATAATTTTCTTTTCGTCTCCAGTTTCATATAATTCAATCATCTTTAAGTAGAATGGAAGGTCTGCTTTAATTGACTTCTGTTTGAGTGCTCTGAGGGCCTGTACCTTCTTCAAACCGTGTTTCTTTACCATTCTATCATAGTACTCTATTCCTATGCGTTGCTGTCCATGGCGGTTAATATTACAACAGTAGCCACCCTGACCGTTCATGTTCAAGGGGTGATAACGTAATAAGGCACCCCCTGTCGAATCTGGCTCAAAATGTCCAGCTTGGAAGTCCCCACCTTCACACCATTTACCGCACGTAAAACAATTCCCCCCGATGAAATCAGGGTCTTTAGAATCTCGTCTACGGATATAGGTGTGAGAAAGTTTGTATAAGACTTCCTTAGCTTTTTTGACATTTGTTATTTGCATACTACTCTGTGAATACCCAAGATATCAGAAATGCTGGTGAGATTTTTATATCTCCTAAGTCTGATATTGATATTGGTGTAAACTCGATATCTTCCTCTAGATTACCAAGAATTTCTTCCTGTTCACGAAACTTGATAAGTTTATCTTTGTCTTTTACAGTATAAACACCATCTTTAGTCTTGGTACCATACTTTTTAATAAGTTCATCTCGCTTGACGTTATAAGAAGCTATGATAGGATTCAACTTATCAACGAGTCTTCTAAGTCTGTAAGATATTGCTACCGGGAAGTCTACTTCAACTAGTTTTTGAAACACTTGAGTGGTTTCTAAAATATCTTTTAATTTTACCTTCATTTATTTAATTTGTGAATTATCTTTTAATGCACTGGTGTGCCATGAACGACAGTCATTACAGAACCAGCTACGCTTTCCATACTTAACTCCACGACTTTGTAGATTCTTTGACCCACAATTTGGACATACAGAACGTTCTCCCATCAAGATTCCCATGTTGGGATGATTGGTAATATAAGGTCGGATAAGCAAGTAAGCTTCTTCTAAGGTCACAACGTCACCATTGTTATATTCCTTCATCTTGGCGATTGCTTTCTTGTCTCCCTTCTCACATGCTTCCCATAGACCTTCGCCACCAGTTTCAAGCTTTGAAGTAAGACCATGTTTCTTTGCAATATCCTTCAAACTATTGCTGTCTTCGTTCAAGTAAAGTCTGTACAGAAGTTTTGTGTCAACTTTCTTGTAAGGACTTGGTGGTGGTAATCTGTGGTGAACAAAGCGACCAGTAATACATTTAGTGTCGAACGCATTACCATTGTGGGCAATAACTATGTCTGCACTATCCATAAGTTCCCATATATACTTTACTAAAGCCTCATCTGAATATTTGTCTTTTTTATACAGTGGAAAATCAGTTATATTCTTGTGGTAAATTTTATTTTCTCCAAGAAATTTCCAGGATATTGACCAGATATAACCATAGCGTTCATACCATATTACATTCTGCTCCCATTTACGCCATGTTCTAACAAGGTTAGGCATGGTTTCGATATCAAATACTATTGTCTTAACTTCTTTCTGGTCTTTTATCATTGAAATATACTCTCTTACTTCCTACTACGACATAGTAAGGTTTATTAGCTTGTACTTTTTTAAGTTGTGAGCCTAGAACACGTTTAGCGTGACTATTGTAGCCCACTGGAAGTCTTATAGGCTCAAGAACATACCTAAAGTATACTATACCTGCTCTTGATTTTCTAAACACTTCTCTGAATTTTTGATTTGTGATATCCATTCTTTTAATTTATAGTCTGATAATTGTTTAAGTGGGAATCCCTCCGACTCAAGAATCCCTAATGATATATTCAGAACTTCAACTAGTTCAAATAGGTCATCTGTCTCAGAGTAATTAGTTAGATGTTGTTGCAGCTTTTCTTTCATTTTCTATTTCCTTCTGTAGTAATGCCATTGCTCTCCAAGCGACCTTTGCTGTATGTCTAATACCGTCTGTGTCTACCGTGCCGGCCTCAATTAAGTGCCTCATAAGTGCATCTGGCTCATCTGTAGATAGCTCTCGATTCCAGTGTAGTGGTTGGCCAGGATTATGCTGGTCGTTACCTACCTTAGAAACGTTTGCTACTGCCATGACTGCATCTGGGAAATACTTTAAGAAACCACTATACACAGGATAATCTTTTCTACTCATATTATTTTACTGTTCCGACAGACACCTGTCCGTCATTAATTATTAAATATTCTATTAAGTTACAGTCAATGTAGAACGCATTGTCGGAGGCCTTGATACCAGTCTTATTTGTAGTGTGACCTACAACTTGTAACCAACCTTTAATACCATCCTCTGTGAGACTGTATGGACGTACCCAGATTGGACTTTGTGTGATGTCATCACCTGTGTTGCTATTATTGTAACCTGGCGTAAACTTAAATGCTCCAGGATTTGACAAGAATAGTAAGTTTATATCATCAGCTATTCCATTACCTTCTACCCCATTTGCTTCTGCCCAAGTTGTAGTAACTCCCGCATGTGTGAACAAGTAATCCTGGTGACTCCAAGCCATCTGTAGGCTCTTATCTCTTATCGCTTTGTTGATACACACACCATTCTCTAGCTTTGCTGCATCACGGAATCCTGAATACTGTTCGTCTGAGATGTAGTGGAAGTCGTGATTACCAATCAATAAAATATATTTATCTGGGTCACTCTCTTTAAGTGCAAGAATTTCCTTAAAGTTATTTAAAATAACCTTATCTGATTCAGTCCAACTATCAAAGTAGTCGCCAATAAATACCACCTTATCAGTATCTTGTTCTTGCTCTAATATTTTTTTCCACTTATCACGTCCATGTATGTCGCCTATGGCTATTATTTTGGTCATAATCCTGCCTCCGTAAAGAGGCAGAGATATAACTAAAAAGGGATGTCCTCTGGTGGAATATCGTCTTCTGGATAATCAGGCATTCTATCTTCTGATGGAACGTCTGCTCCGAAAACTTTATCCTCTAGAATCTTAACTCTCTTTTCGAGTGCATCAGTCTTAATGCTTGCAACTTCGTCCTTCTTTGGAAGTTTGAAATCCCAGTAAATCTTTCCGTTGTACTCTCGTGATTCACGAGTACCTTCGAGAACTTGACCTTCCTTTAGTTGGTTCTTAGCCTTCCAAATATCGTGCCAAATGTCTCCTGTTTCCTTGAACATAACACCAGTCTTTTGCTTTACGCCAAACTTAGTGTTTACTTCTTTCTCTGACCCTACTCTTGTTATTGTGTATTTTTGCATTATTTTCTTCTTTAATTACTCTTGTCCAATATAACTTTTTAATGTTGTTGTTGTGTTTTTTGGCTTTTTCTTTCTTCTGGTATTCCTCATCAGCACGTTCCTTTTCTTTGCGGGCCTTTTCTTCATTATGTTTTGCTTGCTCAATCTGTTGTTCTTCGAATTGGTCATTGTAGTAACGTCCATATCGTGGTGATTGTATTCGTGCTCGATTGGAACATTCCATTGCATATCTGTACTCCTGATAGTATATTTCTACACCATATCTATTGTGGCAACGCCTTATATTTCTACAACGTTGTAAATACATATTCTCTCTGAATTCTTGCATATCTACAAATATATAATCAGGGCCAGAAGCATTTACATAGTTTAACTGATTTACTGCACCTTGAATAGTTGCTGCACTCAAAATCTGTCCTGGACTAATAAGTGTGGTTGTTGTAGAAGCATCGCGACCCATTAGTGTACTTTCTAAAGTTTTATATATTATAACTTGTGGATATCTAAGACCAGATGATGCAAACTCCATGACTAGCTTTTCTTATCTTCCTTCGGTGCCGCAGCAGCTGTTAGGTTGCCACCAATATTTACATTAGGAAGCTTGTTGATAAGCTTAGTGACCAAATCTTTAACATCAACAATATCAGCATCTAGGTCAATAATACGGTCAAGTTGCTTTATTGTTTCATTCGCTACAGCAAGTTGTTTTGCAAGCTCTACATTCTCAGCGGTCAATCTTATAACGTCATCAGCAGTCTTGGTCTTGATTTCGAACTCCTTTTCCTTAAGGGCAACTTTGTGTTCAGCCTCAGCTTCTGCAAGCTCAATCTTGTGTTCAGATTCTAACTCTTTCTTAGCAATTGCATCCTCCTTGCGGTCAGCTGCATTCTTATCTTGGAGTTGGATTATTTGCTCTTTAAGATTAGCAATCTCACGACTATCATCTTTAAGAACTACTGGCTTTTTTGTTAGAAAGTCAAGCATAATTATTTATTCTTCTTAGTTTTGGTTGCGACCTTTTTGGTTGATTTATTTAATTTTGTTGATTTGGTTGGTGTTGGAACTTTTAATTCTTCTTTTGCTTGTAAACTTCGAGTCAACAAGTAAACAAGTTTTTGTTCTATGCCTGCGTGCTTCTCTGCCAAGAATTGTGCAAACTTTCTCATATTTGCATCAACAGTACGCAAATCCTTATTTGTCTCATTAATTCTCATGTGGGCATTCGCCAGAGAATTGTCAATACGTGCGTGAACCTTTTTAATTTCTTTTGCTAATTCTGATTTTGTAATAAACATTATAATATTTTTCCAAGGATATTATTAACGTGAGTTTCGAGCAACTCGTCCTTGTTTCCTTCAAACTTACTTTCTAATAAATAATAATCTCTCAAATACTGTGCCTTCAATTCTTTCAATGCTTCATCGTGAGCTTTCTGTGCCTCTGCAATTTTCTGCTCAACTGCTGCCATAACTCGTCTCTTAATTGACCTATTTCCTAATACATACCATCTCATAATTTTATGTGTTTAATTTCTTATAAAGGAACAATTCAGCTTCAAATGCTGCCCGACCTCCTGCAACATCATAGTAATATTGTGCTTCTGGCACCTCCATACCAAAGGGAAATATCATATAGTAGTCAATCGGCTTTTCTAGTGTAAATACTTTGTTACCTTTACGGTCATAACCACCATTCTCTGAAATCTGTATGTCATAACCTGCACATTGCCAGAACTGTGACAAGTAGGCTTCCTTAGAACTCTTAATGTCGCCAACTGCAATTTTACCGTCTACGTCCTCAAATCCAAAGTCTGTGATACCTCCAACCCATAGTCTTTCCGAGTAACAGTGCATTTCTGACCATAGGAACTTCTTAACTCTTGCTCCGGCCCAGTTTATAAATGGTACAATCTTTACATACTTCCATTCCTTAGTGACAACTCCTGGAACTATTGGTGCACCATTATTCTTTTCTAAACATTCCTTAATATAGGATTCAACTATTGCGTGCAAGTCTGTACCGTCTGCTGCACTTGTCTTTAGTTTAGTTGCGTGTGCTCCGTAAGCATCATCAAGTAATTTAAGATATTCTTCATCAGTGTACAATGGGATAGCCTTTTTCATTAACGCAGCGGCTTCTAGCCTTTTCTCTTTCTTAGTCCATCCTTTCTTTGCATCACCTTTGTGAATCCATCCAAACTTTTCTACTGCTAGACCTGCCGCCCACCAAGTTAATGGCTTAGCCAAAACACTTGCAGCACTTGAGGTTCCAATGAGTGGCTTACCATCGAGTGTGTGTAGATGAGATTTACCTTCATCTGTGTATGTATATTTCATATTTATAGTATATATTATGCTTTTAAAATTACAAAGCTAAACTGTGGATAACTTTTTAGTTTTTAAAGATGTAATAATATCTGTATAGCAAAAATTACAGCAATTACCCTTCTCTTTAAAATATCTAAAACTATTCTCAAAGAACGTTTTGCATAAGAAACACTTGTGTTGCATTCTTTTTTCCCAGCTTAAACAATGTTCACACAAATCACCATATTCACTACTTTCAAGTTTCTGGCAGATTGTATGTACTTCTTGATACATCTCCTTGCAGACTTTTTTGTTTGGTGTTTTTACATAAGAGTAAACTTTATTTGTGGGGTGTACCTTACAAACAATACCACATAATTTACATTTTGACAATAGTACACAAGAATCACAACATAATGTATTACAGTATATCCCGCAAGTAAGACAAAACTTTCCTTTGCGGTGGCCAAACTCTATTTCTGAGTTTTCAAAGGTGCGACCCGTTGGAGTCCAAAACTTATTCTGTGAGTCCATGTTCTTGAGCTACTTCTGCTAATGTCTCAAAGATGTGGTCTGGCACAATAAAGTAGTCATCTTTGGAAGCTTTTAGTTTATTTATAATATCTCTCATCAATTCTTTTTTTGCTAATTTTTCATCCATATTATTGTAATTTAGTTATTTCTCTATTGATAATATTAAACACATCATCTACCCCAAATTGATACACACCGTCTGATTCTTGATTCACTTTTGCAACCTGCAATCTTATTAATAATTCTTCTAACACTAGACGTTCAAATTTTCTTAAATTAATCATATTCAGAGTATAGCAAAACAAAAAACACCTGTCAAGGTGTTGTCTGTGGATAACTTGTACTTTCGGCGAGACTCGAACTCGCAAAACCTGGGGTCTAAAGCCAGTGGCTATACCAATTCGCCTACGAAAG